GTAATGATTTGGCAAAGGTGACCGTTCTCTGTATGAAGAGTGATTGTCCTTCCTGATCTTGCTACATAGTAACGAATAGCAAGTCTATCTGTTAAGGTAAGAGTAGTGGTAGGTACCGCAAGGGTTGAAAAGTAAGGAGTGATCGTAGTACCAAAGGCAATTAATTCCGGTGCAGTACTATTTGAAGCGATTAATGTAGCAGTTCCTCCGGAATCTACCTTGTAAAGTTCTACATAAAAGGTAGGAGTTCCACCTCCGGAAGAAGCGCTAAAGTAAGTTTCAAAATTCCAATTACCTCCGGGGATAAGAAGAAGGCTAGGATCTCCTGCATCCGTAATAAACGAAGCAAGGTATCCGTCTGCAATAGCCACGAAGTCTGTACCTGTCCCTAAAATTGGAACCTTGTTAAGTTCACGATAGGCAATCCCACCAATAGTCCCCTGAGAAACAGATCCATTCAAGTAATAAGAAACAGAAGATCCACCTCCTGAAATAGAAGGGAAGTCAGCAAGAGAACCATCACCTCTAATGTATTGGGATACCGTACCGGCACCTGCTACAGAAATATTTCCGCTTGTTGTTACCGGGCTGTTTGTAACCGTAAAAGCCGAAGGCATTGAAAGACCTACCGAAGTAACACCTACATCTAGATTCTCCTGCATCCAATCTTGAAGGGTTGAAACAGTTACCTTGTTGGTAGTGGTAGCCCCGCTTGCTACAATAGGAAGGACATCGTTGTTAGCAATGTCCGTTCTCTCAACTAGTTGACTTATTCTCTTATCTGCCATACTTATCAAATATAAAATCTAGAACTTCCGTTTTCCTGCAACATGTAAGCATCATTCTCAAGAAGGATGAAATCGTAATCTACAGGAGATATATTTCCAAGGATCTTAAACAGCGAAACATAGGATAATCCGTTCGCTATAGGGTTGTACTTGTCAACCTTTTCAAGTTGGAAATAGTGATTACCTACCTTTATGATCTTACGGAAATCTAAATTCATGATATCCGTAGGTGTAAGGTAGAAATACCCTTCAAGTAATCTGCTGTTCCGGTCTCCGATCGAGTCAATCAATCCCTTGTAGTATTCGGTGTATAGATTGCTGTTCTGAGGATATACCCCGATTGAGAAATACACTTCTCTTGGTGATGCAAAAAGAACATCATTGGAAGGCTCAATAGGACTATCCAAGTGACCAACATAAGGGTAGTAATCGTAAGGAACGCTACCGGAAGCGTAAGAGATATTCCAAGAAGGACATGGCACATTTGGTAGATAAAATGCTATTCTGGGTTTAAAGTTATCCGGTACCTTTACTCCGTTTTCAACTTTGTATAAGTGGATCATGATTCTACCTGCAACTTGCTCACGCATGACCGGAGGCGCAAACACTACCTTAACGGTCTTGGTGTCAAGGATAAAATCATTATCGATCACAGTCCTGCTTTCTCCGTAAGACTCATTGAACTTAGTCCTGTAAGATTCGCTCCAATAATCGTTATCATTATCGAATGAAAGTCGATATTCTTTTGCAGACAACTCGCTCAATGGTGTAATGCTTACCTGCTGTCCGACATCTAGTTTGTCAGACCAATCCAATGCCTCATCTTTAAATGTAAGATAGAACTCATTGTACGGGATAATATCAAGTACATTTGTCCGAAGCCTATCCTGAGTTATATACAGGTTGTACATTGAAATGATTGACTTTAAAAAGTCTCGCTGCTTCATTGATTTAGGCATCGTATACTGAATCTTCATGGTATCTCCTTCCTCAAGTTCTACAGCGACCGGTACCGTATTACCAATCTTGAATGATCCCATAGGCGCTACTACAACCTGAGTTTCTAGGTTTACCCCATAGCCTCCACCTCCGGCAACCTCACCGGTAAGTCTAATCTGAAAGTAGTCATTCTGTGCAAGGTCTATACCACCGGTGATTGCAACATCCCAAACAAATAGTTGTCCCTGCTGAATGAATGTTACATTCCTAGAAGAATATAATACTTCCGATCCATTTTTTAAAACAGAAACAGTCCATACATTATCCGTATAGGCTTGCAATGCAGTTAATGACACACGCAAATTTAAGTTCAGACCTGTGTTTAAAGGCTGCACCTTATTCCAAGTAAACTTAGATCCTAACTCGGAGATCGTAAACCCTGAAGCCTCAACATTGCTAAATTTTAGGATCGCAGAATAGTCCGGATCATTCGTAACATCTACCTGAAGTAAGTTTGGAGTCTGATTTAAAAGCGTTGTGCTTTCCCTTGTAATATTCTTTTCAGCAGTAACTAGAATTAACTTCCGGAAATAGAAGGAAGAGAATATAGGTGCTGTGATCTGAAACCCTGCTTCCGAAAAGATTCTTGACAGGATCTCTGATATAAATACATAAGGCTTAAAGTTTTTAATAGGGTAGGTGATGCTGTCCGTACTGAAGCCGTAATCCACCAAGCCGTAAGCATAATTAGTACCACCTTCAACATATTCGCTTCGACCCCATGAGTTTTCAATACTTGTCCTATTGTAGGTATGGTCATAATCTGAGAAGTTTAGATCGGCAAGTGTTTTGTCTCCTAGTTCGTGGAGGATATCTCGAAGCCTACCAAATACATTGACCTCATAAGTGATATTGCCTCCGGTATTGTTGATCTTCATCATCCGGATAACACCATCAAATATCTTTACATTTTCAAGAAAGATCTGAGCCTTGGCTTGTTTTGCCGGGTTAAAGTTTGCACCAATATTTACATCCGTATCGTAATAGTCATTACTAACCGAGATGTCAAAGATATTCCCGAACAGCCCTTGATTTTTGGATGTTGATGGTAGTGTTATTGTCTTTGAATAGGAAGTGTTTCTCCGTTCGATATCCGTAACATCCGCAACCGAATAGGTAAACTCAACATCTATATCCCCAAGGGTATCTACCTCAATTCCTTCTACAAATAGTCTTGCGCTCATATTACCTGTCGATTGTTTTCAAGCCCAAACTCGAGATCTATCTCTAAGTTAAATAGTTTATCCGTTGCAGTCTTTTTCACTTCGTATGAAGTAGGGTTAGGCTTCACCGGTATCCATGATGGTCTAATGTAGTTATCGTTTACTAAGTTCATGTATACCAAAGGCGAAGAGTATAGTTCCCGGATAAGTTCGCTCTGTGCATCGTTTAAGTAGTCAGAGATCACCCTCCATGATTGCGTTTCTTTTGTAAAGTATACAGGATTTACATTTTTAACCACTACCCCATTAGCCTCGTATATACTGCCATTGTAATCTTTTTGATATCCCTTCTTTTCAATGCTGAAGGTGGTCTTATTTACTAGATCAAAATTGAAGAAGTCAAAAGCCCCATATTTATTTAAGTACGCTAATCGTATCGGATCGTATCGCCCACATGATTGCGTGTACATGGTTGCAAACTTATACCTCCTTGCAGATCCATTATTCCAATTAACAAATAGTTGGATCGAAGCCACATTTCCCCCATAGGTCAAAGGAGTAACCTGAATGTAAGTTACATTCGGAGAAGATACAGCCGAAGGAGTAATGTAATATGTTTGGGTAGTCGCATTGGTATAGGTCACCAATAGTTCTACATTTGTTAGGTACCCGGTGTTTATAAAGCCAAACACTTGCGCATCTGTTTCTCTTACCTTGATCGTATCCCATGCACTTAAAGGCTTGTAGATCGTATTGCTTTGACCGGTGTAATTGCCATGATCTAAATACCAATCGTCTAACTCGAGTAACGGAAAAGACCCGGCAAAGGCATACTTCGTGGAGGAAACCACTTCACTTGCAAGGATTATCACGAACTCGCCATCTACTTCGTAGTACTCATAACACTTCAAATAAAATCCCTTAATAATGTTCGTGCTATTAGACGAAGTTGCTGTCTCATAAAATCCTTTTGAATACGAGAACTGAGTAGACACAAATTTAGAAACATCAAATTCCACAGGATCTGAAGCATCTGCCGGGGAATCGTAATATGCTGTGGTTATTAATTCGTCATTCGAATTATAAACCTTTACAACATATTTAAAGCCTACCTCCGTAGAATTGTCAGAAACTATTCGGTAGTTAATCCTATTGAAAGCAGGAAGGATGCTGATCGAGGGCTGTGTTAAAGTTATCATTTGCTTACTTTTAAAATTAAGGTGTCTGTTCCTATGGTCTGTAGATCTACTTGAAAATCAGGTGTTACTTCGTCGATGGATTTCTTAATAAACTGCCTTCCTTCAATACCGTACTTTTTAATGTAGTAGGCTAATTTCTTTACGCTTGTCGATATCTGTGGTAGCAGTTGTCTGCCTTCAATCAGGTTGGTTGCTTCGATCTCCATGTTCTTTCTTTCCATCCAACCTTGCAATCTCTGTAGTGCTTCCGGAGGCATTCCGTAGGTCTTAAATTGGTAGAACTGACCTTCTGCATTCTTGTAGGTTTTTCTCCTGTTCTGTATACCCTTAACACCTTTGTCAATGTAGTCTGCATAGTCTACCCCAACTTTGATCTCAATCCGGTACCCGGTCTTTGTTTCCTTTACCCCAAGAAATTGAAAAGCCCCTTCTAACGCACCTGAGTCTGAAGGGGAATTCTCTGAAAGTTTAAGGGCTAATTTAGCCCCTAGTTTGTTCATTGCCTGAGTAACATTTTTGACAAGCATGGCATCTACATCTTTAACATAGTTTACACCTGTCCGGGATACCCCTCCGATATTGATCAAACCATCTACCTTATCTTGTTTTGCAACGACCATTTTTTGTATTGAAGTTCTTTGTCCTTGTTGTAATCTTTTAAGTAAGCCAATGTATTTAAGTACTCTACTACACTCATTTCAAAGGCTGCGTTTACGCTAATATTTTGAAAGTCTGCCACCTGCTTAGTGCTGAATACCCAGCCCCACCTTGCCATGAATCCACTACCTTCTTCGCTAGATCCGGATTTATCATTGAGGAGATTATTGTATTGCTTATTAATTCGTTGAACAATTGACAAAAAAAAAGCATACAACCATATACCTCAAGGAATTTAGCATTCAGTAAATCGTCTGCCACAATATCATGCGGAATCTTTCCGTAAGGTAAATACTTTTTACCCTTCATGGGCAGAAAGAAACAAGCAGCAATCTTATTGAGTTGCATGATCTCCCCGGAGAAAGCCAAGATATCAATATATTGACCGGCAGTAATCTCATTTAATTCGTGTACGAACTTGTAACGGTTATCGCCTACCTGCAAGAAGTCAATTGGCTTCGTTACAGGGATATTGTCAAAGAACGATAACTTCTCTCCGTATTCGTTTATGAGATCCCGGTATTTGTAACTATCGTAATATGATTCCGGTCTACCCTCCACTATGGAAAGCATCTTCTGTTGCTTCTCAATGATATTTAGGTTTGCGTTTACCTCGATATCGTATAGGCTAATGAATTGACCAACCGTAAGTTTGTTCCACATAATCGTAAATATATTTTTTTGGTTTGATGTATCTATCGGAAAGAGTACTTACCAAGATGGCTCTTGCTTATCTTATTGACTACCGAATACCTAAGGGCATCCAATGCGTGATTGAAATTGTCCACGGGCTTATTGGTGATCTGAGAGTTTTTGTCTTCAATGTATTTGTAGTTCCTGAGTTCCTTGATCAGGTTGAAGCTCCGCTCTGTAGCATGAAGTTTATATCTTCGAATAATATCTATACCGATATTGATCGATCCTTTAATCGTAGGCTTTACATTCCAACCCATCCGGTATATCTCTTCAATAGATTTCGGTTCTGAACTATCTGCAAATACCTCATTGCTACGGTCAAGACCTAGTTGCTGCATTTCGTTTGCAATATCCCTGTTGGTCATTCCGGTTCGGTAAATCAGTTCGTCGACATACATGTTATCGTCAAGGATGTATGTTCTAACCAATGATGTTGGGTCATTGCTGTATCCAAAGTCCAATCCGTAAGCAACAAGTTTTGCGTTCTCCGGGATCTGCTTGATGGTATGAAAAGAATAGATAAGGCTTTTGCCTTGACCTCTTTCTCCAAGACCGTATACCCTCCAATAGTTTTCGTCTACCTCCTTGAGTCTTTCAATCTCTTGCTTGATGACATCCCCTAAAAAAGGATTGTCCCTGTAGGTAGTCTGAAAGAAATCAACATCTGTCCGGGTAAGCACTTGGTCATAGATCCAATGGAATTCCTCAGAGGGGTTGTAATCCATGATCGCTTTCTCCGTAGTTCTGAACAATAATTGTTGCCAATCTTCATAGTTCAACTCGTTAGCTTCGTTTGCAAAAAGTAGATCTCGCTTTCTACCCCTGATCTTTTGGGGCATATCCAAAGAAATAAATTCAACGATATTGCCGTTGATCTTATACTCGTTTGTGGTCTTGCTGTGGTATTCTTCCGAGTAAATTTCGTAGTCTCGAATGATTGTAAAAAAGTCTCGCATTACAGTTCCCCTCAAAGCAGGGAAAGACTTTCTACAGATCGTAATTATCTTGCCGGTGTTCTTGTGGCAATAACTAAAAATAATCCAAAGTAATATGTTGTAGGTCTTGCCGGATCGAGTACCTCCTTGCTGTACAATTATTTTTGCTTCGCTCGTTTCAAGATGCCTAAATACTTTATTTGTTTTAATGTTCGCTGTCTCCATCGACAATAGTCACTTCAAATAGTTTCTGACCATTAAGTCCTGTAAGTTCCTGTCTCTCCACATAGCCTCTTGACTTGCCCTGTGTTTTAAGGAAGAAAATAATTGCAGTAGTATCCCCACTACTTATCTTCTGATCTAACTTTGATTCAACAAAATCCAACCTAGAATTCCTGCCTTCGATTACAGCCTGTTCTAGGCTCTCCTGATCGATCCATTTGTAAAGGGTTACTCTATCTACCCCCAATGACTTTGAGGCTATTGAGATGTTCCCAAAAGCCTTTACGATGGCATCTTCAATCACTTTTTTGTCCGGCTTTTTCATAGTGTTGATTTTTGTTAAATCAAAGTGTCAGATCGTTTATTAAGAATGGTCTTCTGTAGCCTCCACCGGCTCCGCAATCTTCTCAGTAATAGTGTTTGCGATTCCTGCTTCGTCTAGTAACTTCTTAAACAATTCTGCAAGTTGGAAGATTCCGTTTTGATCCTCAAGAGAAATAGTAACTGTTTTCTCCGGGCTGTTAAAGTGTAATTCGAATGATGCCATTGTTGTTTGTTTATTGGTTAAAATTATTCATTTTCTCTTTGTGCTTTTCCTCTAAAAACTCTCTGTAAGTTTTTGTGTCCCCCATCTTGTCATGGCAGTACCTACAGAGAGCCATTAGGTTTTCAATATTATCTCTTTCCTTACTTCCTCCCATTCCTCTTGCTTTAATGTGGTGTATGTCTACCGCTTGAGATCCGCAAGATTCACATGGTATAAAGTCTGCTATCGTATAGCCAAAATAATTCAAGTATATTTTGGTATGCTTCTTCATTAATCCATCCACTTACCATGAGTCCTGAGATGCCAAAACCTGTGCTTTAGTACCTCAAGAATCAAAGAAGAAAAGGAGTCTGCTTCGTACTCCCCTTCTTCAACTATAAGTCTGAACTTTGCCATGATTAAAATGGTAGGTTATTCATTGGTTCCCCCTCAAAAGCATTAGCCTTTGGAACAGCCTCTTCCTTCTTGTAATCATTTAGCGTGATCGCAACATCCTTTCCGTACTCGTTTGGAGTATCGTAAGTGTTAATGTTGATGTTGAAATACTTCTTGCCATTATAAGTATAGCAATGTGCTTCAGCATCTGTAAAACAGATTGTGGCTGTAGACCATGATCCGCTTCTCTTTTTTCCGTTTCCTAATTTTACTTTTGGTTTGCTTTCCATGTGTTTATTTATTTGGTTTTTCTTCTTCTCTTAATAGGCTTGTTTTCGATCACAGGCTCTTCAGTTACAAACGGAACTTCTTCAGCCTCCGGGATATCCTGCTTGTACCAAGTTGTATGCGTTTCATTGGTAAACCATCCGTATAGGTAGTTAACTAATTCTGCCCGGCATGAACTACACCAATGAGAGAACTGATGCTTCTCGTTTATATACTTGGTGTAAAGGTATATAAGTTCGGTATATACTTCCTTGCTATAGTTCCGAATAAAAGCGTGTTTCTTGTAGCACTCGTACAAATGAAAATGCTTTTTAAATAATTCTAAATCTTCAGGTGTCATAGTTTTCTAGTTCTTGTTTAACTTCTAAATAATAAGCATAAACATGATGATAATTAATGTATAAATCACATACGTCTATTATCTCATTTACTGCTATAATTGCACATTTAATAGCAAATGTTTTATTTCCTGTTTCCAAAAGATATTCTTGGAATAATTTTTCTGCTTTTTCTTTAGGTGTCATAGTTCAAATTTATTAGTGATTAGATCCTCCACATACAGATAGATGAAGGGTGCTATACTAGATATAAATATCGCAGATAGCAAATCCGTTTTTAAGATTAGAAAAAAGAGGCTGATCCAAAAGGACATACAAAAGGAGCAGCTAAAAGGTTTCACTAGTTTCCGCTTTGTGATCCTTGTAAATATTGCAGGTACATTTAGGATGTAGA